ACACTTTCCCGGCGAGCCACGAAGCGAATGCACGAGGCCGGGAGCCCGCGCGGCGGTCATCGCTCGACTGCGAAGCCGTCCTGTCATCACCGACCGTCCCGCTGCCGTCGCGAGGGCTTGGGCCGAACATCGGAAGAAGACGGGCTAAGGTAGGGCATGGGAGCACCACGCTACAGCGCCGAAGAACGCCTCAAGGCCATGGGTGCGCTGTGGGGCTCGGCCCGAGAGGTCGATGGGGTGTGGAAGCCCAACTACCGGGCGACCGCCAAGGTCACGAAGGTGTCTGAGGGAACGCTTAGGCTGTGGTGGAAATCACGCGACATTACGCAGGACTACGCATTCATGCAGGCGGCAGGTCTCGCTGCTGAGAGGGCGATGGAGCTCGGCTCGGCTCAGTGGTTCGACTCGATGCGGCGCAAGTTGAAGGACCGGCTGCAGTGGATCGTCGACAACCAGGAGGCGTGGGAGAGCAACACGCCAGACCGCAACGCCAAGGCCGTCCAGTTCATCGCTCAGTCACTCGCCAGCATGGACAAGGGCACGGGCGGTGTTGCCCGAGACGACCGGGTGGGCAGGTACAAGAAGGCGGCCGGAAAGGCCAAGGTAGATCCATGAGCCTCCTCACCTCCACCGCTGCCGACTTCCTCGACGAGATCGAGGAGTGGGCCCCTGCCGACCAAGATGACGCGATGTGGGTGCGGTGCGAGCAAGACTTGGCGCTCTTCTGCGCCGCGTTCTTCCCTGACCGCTTCTCGCTGCCGTTCAACCAGATGCACCGCGCCTTCCTCAGTCGGGACAAGACGCGATGGCAGGAGCGCCAGCGGCCGAGCAAGGTGGCTGACGCTGCCCCGCGTGGTGGTGCCAAGTCCACGATCGAGAGCTTCGCCAGCCTGATCCACGACGCGGTGTACGGCTTCGAGCACTACGTGTGCATCCTCTCCACGACCTTCGACCTGTCCGAGGACCTGGTAGAGGACCTGCACCGCGCCTTCCTGGACGAGGAGGCCAACGAGGACCTGCACCGCGTCTTCGGGCCGTTCATGGTCACCGGCACCAAGACCGACTTCGTGGTGCGCGTCCCTGGCTGCGACATGCGCGGCACCCGCTTCAAGGCGTTCAGCTTCGGCAGCACCATCCGAGGCACCAAGCACGTGGGTGTGCGCCCGTCCAAGGTGGTGATGGACGACAGCGAGCACCCCGACCGCGTGCGCTCCCCGGACCAGCGCAACAAGACCGCCGACTTCCTGCAGAAGGACATCCTCAAGGCCGGGGACCGCTTCACCGTGTACCGGATGATCGGGACGGTGCTGCACGGGGATGCGGTGCTGGCTCGCGTGCTGGCCTCCCCTGGTTGGACCTCGACCAAGTGGCGAGCGGTGCAGAAGTGGCCCACGGCGATGGGCATGTGGCAGACCTGCAAGGCGCTGTGGGAAGAACTCGACGACCCGGACAGGCTGGAGACGGCCCGCGCCTACTACGAGGCCAACCAGGTCACCATGGACGAGGGCGCTTCGGTGCTGTGGCCCGAGGGTGAGAGCCTGTGGGACCTGATGGTGCTGCTGTGGTCCGATGGGCAGGCAGCGTTCAACAGCGAGAAGCAGAACGAGCCGAGCGACCCCGACCGCCAAGCCTTCGACGTGGAGACCTTCCGGCGCTGCACCTTCGACGGCGTACACATCGTCAACGCGAACGGGCGCAAGGTCAGCCTCAACACGTGCCGCGTGGGCTTCTGGCTGGACCCTCGGGCGAGCTCGGAGATCAAGCGCAACGACTACAGCGCGCTGGCCATGGTGGCTCGGGACACGGCCGGGTATCGCTACGTCCTGCGCTGCGACCTGGTGCGGGACTCGCCTGCGGCTGCTCGAGCACGGGTCTGGGCGCTGTGGGAGGTCTTCTCCCATCTGCGCGGAGCCAAGTGGGCCTACGAGGACAACGGCTTTGCAGCGCTCAACGACGAGGGCTGGGAGCGGGAGCGGGAGCGGCGGCGCATGGCCGGCACCGCGTACAACCTGACGGTCAAGGGCTACGCGTCCACGACCAACAAGCACGACCGCATCTTGCGGCTGCAGCCCGACATCGCGAATGGCCATCTCCAGTTCGCGGAGGACCTGAGCCCGCTGGTGCTGGCGCAGTTCCGCGACCTCGGGTCAGGCACACACGACGACGGACCGGACGCTATCGAGCGGGCTGACTGGCTGGTCAGCGAGCACGGGCGCATGCCGGCTGTCAAGCACGGTGGTTGGTAGTCCGCACGGGCGGGCTATAGTGCCCATCTGAGGGCCCATCCCATGCACATCGTCGACAGCCTCGCTCCCATCCGCTCCGTCACTGGTCGCAACCGCGTCGAGGACGGGACCGCAGAACTCCGACGCCCCGAGGACCGGGCCGGGTGGGAAGAGCGCTACAACTGGCTGGACGCCGCGTTCTACGGCGAGCCCTACAGCACGGGTGACATCACGGCCCTGGGCCTCTTCCGCGCCGTGGACGAGAACGGCGACGAGCTCAGCATCACCAAGCGCCTCCTACAGGACTGGCGCTTCGTCATCGAGACGGACGCCAACGCGGTGGTGGGGCACCGGCTGCATCTCGACGAGGGCCAGCGGGAAGACAAGGCGATGGTCGACGCTGGGCTGACTGTCTGGCGGCGCTCGCAAGTCAACCGGCAGGCTGGGCGGTGGGCCCGTACCAACGCGGCGCTGGGTGACCTCATGTGGGAAGCCACCATGACGGAGGGCGGTGCGGTCATCGTCGGCCACGACCCTCGGCACGTCCGGGTTTTCTACGACGAGGAGACCCGCACCCGCATCGTCCGAGCCGAGATCACCATCCCCTACTTCTCGCCGCAGGAGACCAGCAGCACGGGAGGTGCTGAGGCTCCCCCGGTGATGCACGTCTACCACCGCAAGTACACCGAGACGGAGGTGGAGACCTACCTGGACGGCGTGCCGCAGGACGCCATGAGCGGGCGGAACATCCTCGGCGCTGTGCCCATCGTCCACAACGCCTGGCTTTCTGACATCGCGGACGTGGAGCACGGGCTGTGTGCCCCTCATGGGCTGGAACTCGCATTCAGCTACGTCGACTCGGCGCTGGAGCAGATCAAGGCCGGTGGCAACCGCTTCGGAAACCCCATCCTGGCCCTGAGTGGTGCCACGCTGGGCACCGACTCGGACATCTTCAAGCTCGGGCGAGTGGTGAGCGGGCTGCCCGAGGGTGCTTCGCTGGGCTACGCCGAGGCGGACATGAAGGGCGCCAAGATGCTGTTGGAGGCGGCGGTGCAGGTTCGGCAGATGGCTCAGGACACCATGCCCGAGTTCATCTTTGCCGGCTCGGGAGCCAACAGCAGCGGAGAGGCCCTCGCGATGCGGACGGGTCAGTTCGCGCTGAAGATGGAGGAGATCCGGGGGCGCTGGTACGACAGCCTGTCCCGCGTGACCGAGTACGCCGTGGCCCTGGACCAGAAGCGCTCGTGGAACCCCGAGACGGCCGACCTGAGCGTGCGAGGTGGCCCGGTGGTCCCCGTCAACACCAAGGCCGAACTCGAGGCGCTGGACATCGCTGGGCGCAACGGCCTGAGCGCTGCCGACAAGGTACGCCGCCTGCAGTCCCTCGGCTACGTGCGACAGGACGTGGACCCCGAGGCCTACGCCGCTGAGCAGTTCGACATGAGCGCGGACCGGGCGTCGATGTTCTTCGGTGGCGGCAAGGCGGGCGAGGATGGCTGAGCTCGTCACCCTTCGTCCGATGGACGAGGCACCCGAAGAGCGGGTGGTCGCCGTGCTGCGTCAGGCGTTGCAGATGGCTGAGGCCGGGCAACTGCGAGCGGTGGCGCTTGCTGGCGTGGTCCAGCATGGCCCGGCCGACCGTCGTGGCCACTACGCGTGGGCCGGGGCTGACGACGCCCAACTCAGGACGATGCTGGCCGGGCATCTCGCCGTAACTCAGGCCGAGGTCGTCGATCTGATCCGTGCCGACCTGGTAGACGCCGAGGACGAGTGATGCCGCTCTTCCTGCTGGCCACCGGATGGATCGTGGTGGTCTACACGGTGAGGCAGGCCAAGATCCGGCTGTACCGTCGAGCCGCTCAGGAGTTGAGGCACCTTGCCCAGCGCTAACCAGATCCTTGCCGACGACCTGACCGATCACCGGCTGGCGCTGCTCCGCTACGAGGCGGGTGCCGTCGCTCGGGTCGTGCAAGCCTACGAGGACGCGCTGAGGTCCATCAACCGGGACCTGGTGCGCCTGGCGAAGGCTGCTGAGGGTGGCGGGTTCAGCGAGCGGGAGCGTGCTCGGCTGCTGGCGCTGCGTGAGGAGGTCACCGGAGCGCTGCAAGACCTCTACCCCGTGCTGGAGGCCACGCTTCAGCAGGACCTGGAAGGCGCGGCTCGGGTCGAGTCCGAGGTCATCCGCCGCCTTCTGGAGGCCAACAGCCCCGACCGGGCCACGGTGCTCACGCTCAACCAGCCACAGCTTGAAGCGATGGTGACGCAGCCGATCGGCGGCAAGATCTGGACGGACCGGCTCGCGGTGGACCTGCTCGAGGAGCACGACGCCATCCAACGCAGCCTTGCCGAGTCCCTGGCGCTCGGGTCGAGCATGGACGACGCTGCTCGGGCGCTACGGGCCAGTACCGCGCTCATCGAGACCTACAAGGGGCGCATGGTCAGCATCGCCCGCACCGAGATCCAGCGGGTGGCCAACACCGCAGCGCTCGACAGCTACAAGCGGAACAGCGACGTGATCAAGGGCGTGGTCTGGCTGGCTACCCTGGACAGCAGGACGTGTCTGGTGTGTGCGCCTCGGCACATGGAGACGTACACCCTGAACGAGCTCGACGAGGCTGGACGCCCCCCGCTGCACCCTCGCTGCCGCTGCTTCGTCGCCCCGCTCACCAAGTCCTGGTCCGAGTTGGGCCTGCCAGTGAGCGACCGCAACCGCTTCAACGGCCAGCCGCCCAAGGAGATGAGCTTTGAGCAGTGGCTGCGCCGTCAGCCCGAGAACGCTCAACGGGATGTGCTGGGCGCCACTCGGTGGACGCTGTGGAAGCAAGACCGGCTGAAGTTCGCGCAGTTCGCCTCGGACAACCGCGTGCTGACGCTGGACCAGTTGGAGGCCCGTTACGGGGTCACCCCTGCCGCGACTCCAGCACCCGGATAGCGCTCTTCCGGTTCTTGCCGGCCCGCTCGACCGCCAGCAACTCGTCGATGTGCTCGTCGTGGTCGCCGCCAGCGATGGCGTGGATCAGCTTGGACACGCTGCCGCTCAGGATGCTGAGGTCAGGCCCGCTCTTGTCCACAGCGTCAGCAGGAAGGTCGAACGTCGGCTCGGCAGCCGGCTTGCCCTGCTCGGGCTTGGGGGCCTTGACCGGCTTGGCCTTCTTGAACTTGGCCCGGAAGACCTTGAGCGCAGCGTCGGCGCGCACCTTCTCGGCGTGGTGCTGAATCGTCTTGCCCTTGTGGACGATGTGCCACTGTCCGTTGATGTCGACGAGTTCGGGCAGGCGGCTTGACATTTTCTCTCCCGTGGGGGTTGCGTAGCGCGTCTTGAGGGTCATAGTATCCCGACAAGAGCCATATCGACCCTTGTCTGGACGCCGCAGACGTTAAACTCAGGGCGACTGCGGACGCCGCGCATTCGGGCGAAGGGAGAAACAAGTGGCAACCAAGCTCTTTGGCAACCAGACCGAGTACCACTACGACGGCATCGAGCCTTTCTGGGCCGAGGATGGCGCGTTCGAGGAAGAGGAAGGGGATGAGACCCCGGACGACTCCACCGAGCAGCCCCCCGAGGACCCCAAGGAGGCCGGATACTTCAAGGGCATGCAGGCCGAGCGCGCCAAGCGTCAGGCCCTCGAGGCCCGGCTTGCCGAGATCGAGACTGCCCAGCAGGAGCGGGAGCGCAAGGCTGCCGAGGAGCAGGGCGAGTTCAAGCGCCTCTACGAGGAGACCACCGCGAAGGCTTCGAGCCTGGAAGAGGAGGTCAACAAGTACCGCGCTGCCGAGGCGGCCCGCATCGAGAAGCTGGAAGCCAGCAACGAAAAGGCGCTGGCCGACCTTCCCGAGCACCTCCGAGGACTGGTCCCCGAGGGGCTGAGCCCGGACGCCAAGGCCGAGCAGCTCGCGAAGTTGGCCCGCATCGCTGGCGAGGACCTCCCCAAGGGCGGCCGAGTCGGCTCCAGCGGCAAGGTTCCCAAGGAGACCATCCCTGCCGAGTGCATCGCTGAGGCGAAGCAGCACGGCAAGCCCCCCGAGTTCTGGTACGAGACGGTCTGGAAGCCCCGTATCGAACGCCTCTCTCGTCAGAAGTCCTGAGCCCTACGGGGCTCCCCACCCAGATAGGAGCCCCTAATGGCACTTCCCTACGGATACCGGAAGGGTATCCAGCAGTTCGTCATGCTGCCTCTCGACAGCACGTCCGCCAACATCGGCGCGACCTCCACGGCCATCACCGACAGCGGCGCGACCTCGCAGTACTTCAAGGAGGTCGATGCTGCCGGTGAGCGCGTGATCGGCTTCTCGGTCTCGAAGGTCGACAGCCCCAGCGCCGACGGCGGCGCCTACGTCAAGGTCGACATCAGCACCGACTCCATCTACGAGTTCCCGCCCGACGCTGGGACCGTGGACTACTCGCTGGTCGGCAAGACCTGCGACATCGGCGCCGACGGTCAGTCCGTCGATATCAACGGCTCCTCGGACGACAGCCTGCGCATCGTCGACGTGGACACCACCAACAACACGTGCTTCGTGCAGCTGCGCGACAACGGCACCGGCGTCGCGTAAGCGACTGCATAGGAGTACCTCATGGACATTTCCCAGCTTCCCGAGCTCGTCGACAAGAGCGGCTACCCGCTGATGATGGAGCAGTACGAGAGCCAGCCTCTCGTCTACAGCCGCATCTGCGACGTTCGCCCTGTCAGCCCCGACGAGTCCTACGGCACCAAGGGTTCCGTCATCGTCGGCGGTGGCCGTCTCCTCGAGCGAGAGGACGGTCAGGAGATCGAGGCCAGCGAGTTCCGCAGCGGACCCACCTGGTACTGCAAGATCAAGCCCTTCAGCCGTCGCATCGACCTGCCCAAGCGCATGCTCGAGGCTTCGGACGCCGTGGGCCGCATCCAGAACCTGGTCGGTGAGGCCGCTGCCGAGTTCGGTCGCGTGGCTGCTCTCCAGAAGGACGAGTACATCGCGGACATGCTGCAGCAGGGCACCCTGACCGCCGGCAACCGGACCTACTTCGACGGCTCGTTCCCGAACAACGCCGACCCGAACCCGCTGTTCATCTACGACGGCCTGCCCTTCTTCGACACGGCGCACACCCAGACCATCGGTGGCAACACGTTCAGCAACCACGACGCGTCCAACGCGCTGACGGACGCGAACCTGCAGACCGCCAAGACCCGGATGCGTTCCACCAACGCCTTCGACGACAAGAACGAGCGGGTCCTCATCCGCCCGAACACCCTCGTCGTGCCCCCCGGTCTGGAGCGCACCGCGAAGCAGCTGCTCGGCTCGGACCTCGAGATCGACAGCGCCCAGAACAACATCAACGTCCACCGCGCCACGCTGGACCTGATCGTCTGGGACTTCCTCGACGACGCGGCCAGCGCCTCGGCGTGGTGGCTGTGCGAGGCCGGTCGCGGCCTGCGCGTCTACGACAGCGGCGCCCCCGTCATCGAGACCAGCTACGACCCGCTCAAGAAGTGTCACTTCGTGACCTTCGAGTTCCTGTTCGGGGCCGTGGTGACCAACTGGCGCTACTGGTACAACGCCAACAAGGCCGCCGCGTAGGCTGTCAGCTGTTCTCCCTGGGCCTCGGCTCAGGGGGAGCCTCAGACATCCTGCACACGCATAGGAGGGCCTCATGGCCGACATCTTCAGCCTCAAGGTCTCCGACACCGAGGTCTTCGCGATCGACTCCTCGGGCAACGTGGACGCCGCTGGCACCATCGCCGTCACTGGCGCTGCGACCTTCACCAGCACTGTTGCCGCTCAGGGCCTTCTGACCGACCAGATCGTGGTCGCCACGGTCGCTGCTACGGGCGGCGCTGGTGGTGCCACGGCCGGCACCCTGACCGTCACCCTCAAGCAGTCCGACGAGTCCACCGCGGTGGGTTCGGCCCGTCAGTGCTTGGTTCGGGTCGGCGCTGCTCAGTACGCTCCCGGCCAGACCCCGGTCAGCACCGTCACCTTCTCGACTGCCACCACCGGAACGCTGGTCGACAGCGGCAACGGCTGGGCGCTCATCGAGACGGACACTGCCGGCGCCTTCGCCTGCACCATCAGCGACAGCGCCGACGAGACCGTCTACGTCTGGTGCGAGACCGCCTCGGGCGTGAGTGACCCGACCGACGGCTGCGTGGTCATCGGCTCCAACTCCGACGACGCCACCTGGGCGGCCTGAGCCTGACTGATGGCCTTCACCTACGACCTCACGACTGACCGCGGCGCTACTCGCCTCCGACTCTCGGACGCGAATGCGAACGCCTACGTTTTCGAGGACGCCGAGATCGACTACTTCCTGACCCTCGGCGGGTCGGTGAAGGCAGCCGTGATCGAGGGGGTGAAGGTGCTCATGATGGACAAGGCTCGCCGCGTGAAGCGGGCCACCGTCATGGGCCTGACCATCGACGACACAGCCCAAGTCCAGGGCCTGAAGGACATGCTCAAGGTGCTCGGCGGTGACCTTCCGCAGGTCACGATCTCCATGCCGGCGCTTCTGCCGATGGATGTCGGCTACGACGAGGACAGCCCATGAGGACCACCGGGCCGGGCCTGCTGGATTCTGTGGGCCTTGCGGCCCTGACGGCAGACGTGAAGTCGCTGCTCCAGGACACGGACACGGGCCAGAACGTGGCTGTCTCCATCGCCTCGAGCACGTCCGTCAACTACGCGACCGGCGCCAGCACCACCACCGAAGCCACGGCCAACCTGACTGCATGGGTGGCCCCGCTGACATGGAAGCAGATGCAGGAGAGCCCCGAGTACCAGACCGGGGACGTGTCCGTCCTGCTGGTGGTCGGGGACCTCGAGGGCGTCGAACTCAGCAAGCAGGCCCGCCTGACCATCGCTTCCAAGCCCTATGAGGTCTTGTCCGTCAAGATCGACCCCTTGAACATTCACGCCCAGCTCATCAGCCGACGCCGGGCATAGGAGCCACTCATGGCCGAGACCGTCCGATTCCTCCGCGTGGAGGTCAAGGTGTCCACTGTCGTCGTTGGCGATGATGGCGCCAAGCTCCAGAAGACGCACGTCTACGACAAGACCTTCTCCGATGGCACGTCGTCCAACCAGGTCGGCAACGTCTGGAACGACGACAGCCGCAGCCTGGCCGCTACGTCCGAGGAGCTGAACCTGGACGGCGTGTCGGACTTCCAGGGCGTCGCCACGGGCTTCACCAACGTGAAGGTCATGATGATCGAGAACCTGGACGAGGACACCGGGGACAAGATCACCATCGGTGGCGCGGCGTCCAACGCCTTCGTCAACATGTTCGTGGACGCCACCGACAAGATGGACATCGGCCCGGGCGGCCTGTTCCTCTACGTCAACCCGGTGGACGGCGCTGCCATCACCGCCGGCACGGGCGACCTTCTGAAGGTCGAGGCCGTGGACACCAGCACCTACAAGATCCTCGTTTCCGGGGACAACGCCTGAGCCATGAGCAAGTTCACCGTCCAGGTCAGCACCAGCACATTCCGTCGAGAGCTGCGCGACTTCCTGCGCCTGCTCCCGGAGGGCGTGGTGCGGCCTGCGGTGAAGAAGATCACCTTCGACGTGCTGTTCGATATTGTGCGTGGCATCACCGTCGATGCGCCCACGCGCGTGGACACGGGCCGGTATCGGGCTGGCTACCACGTCGCAGCTCAGCATGGTGGCTTGCCTGGTTCGGCGGCCCTGCCCTCGGCGTCTACGTCCAGGGCTGGTGATGGCTCCATGCGCTTCACGGGCGAGGGGCTCGAGTACACCGCCGAGGTCATCAACCACGTGGAGTACGCGCTGCTGGTCGAGGATGGCACGGCGCGCATGCGCCCTGGCAACCACGTCAAGCGCGCCCTCGCCGCAGCACGGGCCGATGTGGTGGCGATGACGGCTGAGCTCCGCAAGAACCTTGCCGGCGCGTTCGGGGGGCAGTGATGGCTACCCACGCCACCGCCAAGATGCGCAACGTCCGCGCCTCGCTCTACACGTGGCTGTCTGGGCTTACCGTGACCGGCTCTCCGAGCCTTGTGGTGCAGGACCAGTTGCGTGATGGGCAGGACAGCCCCGACCTCTTTATGCGGATGACCATCGAGTCACTCCCGGGCGCATTCGAGGGGCGGTTCTCGTCCTCGCTGGTTGCCGTGAAGCAGCAGATCCTGATGGTGGTGGACGTGTTCAGCCGAACCCCTGCGGACCAGGCATCGAGCAACCTTTACACCATCGACGCGGCGGCGGATGACCTCGCCTACCAGATGACGCTCATGTCCATCGCGGTGACCGACTACGCCACCGACGACACTGGAGCGACCACGACCGCGGCCCGACTGCGGAACCTGGAAGCCCCTACAGTTCGAGTTCTTCCCCCCCCCGACGGCTACGTGCGGCGCCAGATCCAGGCTCCCATCACGTGGCACAGCCGCTTGGCGGCATAGGAGTACCCCATGGCGACGATTGACGAATCCGTTGGTGTCCCGTTCAAGCGACAGATCCAGTCCATCACGGTCACCGACGGCGACGCGAACAGCATCACCGCTTCCCTCGTGAACACCATCATGACCACGACCGAGACGGGCCGGGTGGGTACGCCCATCAAGCCCCGCGGCCGGTACACCGCCACCCCGACCGTCATCGAGACGGATGACGGCAACATCCAGATGAGCTGCACCTTCATGGTCATCAGCCGGTCGGGCACGTCGGCCACCAGCCTCTACGAGATGCTGACGGGTACGGGCCTCTCCGCTGGCACCTCCAGCACGGGCAACGGCTCCAAGCGCCTCGTGTCCATGGTCGTGACCGACAACAGCACCGAGGACGGTGGCGGCGCCCAGACGCGGACCTACGGCTTCGTCGAGACCCTGAGCCTGACCGAGGCCGAGGGTGATGGCGGCATCGAGATCCTCAACTGGTCCGGTGTCCACCACGGCAACCGCCCGACCATCGCTTGATTTCGTCGGCGCCGGGCGTCTCGGGCGGGTGGCTCCCTTCCTCGCCTGATTGCCTGGCGCCCGGCGCCGATTTCCCCACACCCAGACGCAGGAGGCAACAATGCGCGGGTTCAATAAGCCGGCCACTTCGGTGGTCACCCTCAAGCGACCCACCGCTGTCGAGGACGTGTTCGAGGAGATCCACTTCGAGGTCCAGGCTGTGCCTGCTGGCTTCCGTTCGTGGCTTACGGCGCAGTTCCCTGCTCCGACGAAGTACGTCAAGGACCGCAGCGGCGGCCAGTGGGTCAAGGACCAGGACAAATTCTCGGAGTGGGATGACCTCTTCGGCGTGCTGCTGCTGGCCAAGGGGCTCGAGCCCTTCGACCACCTCGAGCACAAGATCGACTGGACGCAGACGCGCTCCGCTGCTCAGTGGAAGCGTGAGGCGCTCGCAGTATTCGAGGAGATGCGCGCGGCGAACCTGACGCAGGCCGAGATGATGGAACTCCTGCTCGGCGTGGTGAAGGCGGGCACGGAGGCCCCCTCCGAGCGGGGAAACTCCTCTGCCCGGAGCGAGGCCGGGTGACACGCCGGGCGCTGGTCATGTTCGCGTGTGAGGCGCTGTGCATGACCCGCGCTACCTTCCTCGCCTTGCCGCCTGACGAGCAGACCGAGTGGCTCGGCCACACCTGGAACAAGCTCACCGGGCGCTACGAGCCCCCGCCCAAGCGATAGGAGACCACCATGGCGCTGTTCGATGCCCTCCGGTTCAAGATCGGCGCTGACCTCTCCGACTTCGAGTCGGGGATGCGGAAGGTCGACGACATCGCGGGCAAGTCGGCCCAGACGCTCGGCAACGCCTTCAAGGCGGTGGGCACTATCGCTGCTGGTGTGTTCGGCACGGCAGGACTGGTCACCAAGAGCGTGGTGGAGACCTCCGCGCAGATGGAGACGCTCGAGGCTCGCCTGTCCTCGCTGCTGGGGTCTGCCACGGCTGGCAAGGAGCGCCTGAACGAGCTCATCCAGATCGGCGCTACCTCGCCCTTCGACGTGACGCAGCTTGCCGAGGCGACAGCCACGCTGGAAGCCTTCACGGGGCAGTCCAGCGAGTTGCTGGGGCCCGTGCAGGACCTCGCTGCCTTCATGAACGTGGACCTGAACGAGGCGGCTCAGTCCCTCGGGCGGGCGTTCGCTGGCGGTGCCGGTGCTGCTGACGTACTCCGAGAGCGGGGCATCCTCCGCATGGTGGAGCTTCGCGAGGGCATTAAGGCCACGGACATGAGCGTCGAGGAGCTTCAGGCTGCCCTCGTCGGCCTCATGACGGACGAGACGGGCCAGATCGCTGGTGGTGCTGACCGCCTGGCTGGCACGTGGGCCGGCATGGTCTCCAACATGCAGGACCAGTGGGTCCAGCTCCAGCACAAGATCGGCCAGACGGGGCTGTTCGACGGTCTCCAGCGAGCAGGGCGCGAACTGCTGACGATCTGGGACGAGAACAGCGAGAAGGTCAACGCGCTGGCCAACGAGATCGGCACCGGCCTCATGGCTGGAATCGCCACGGTCATCCAGGGCGCAGGGGCTCTCTACGACGGGTGGACGCAGTTCCAGATCGCGGTCAAGTCCTCCGAGGGCATCGTGGTCGGGCTGGACGCCCTGTGGCAGGAGTTCGTTGGCGACACACTGGTCGGCCTGTCTGAGATCGCTGATGAGCTGGCGCTGATGGCCCGACTGACGGGTCAGTTTGGTCTCGCCAACCTCATCGAGGAGAGCCAGGAGAGCCTGGCCTCGTTCGGCCTGATGGCTCAGGCCAACGCCGACGCGTCTGCCGCCAAGATGCGCACGATCCGCGAGGAGGTCGACGAACTCAAGCAGTCGCTCGGGGAGGGTGCTGCGTTCGCTGAGCGCCTCAACAGTGCCCTGCTGGACGGTGGAGGGTCGCAGGGCACGGGCACCTCGTTCGGGACCACCACGCCGGCCGCTGAGGAGTCGCCGCTGGTCGCTGAGGCCAAGGACACCGAGGACGAGCTCGCCAAGATTCAGGAGCAGGCCGCTAAGGCCCGAGCCGAGCGCGAGAAGCAGGCTGCGGCCGAGCGACTCGCCATCGCCAAGCAGGAGGCGCGTGAGCGCGAGGCTATCGCGCGGACCGCCACATCCTCCCTTCAGTCCCTTGTGGCTGAGGGTCAGCAGATCTGGCTCGACTCCGAGGTGTCGACCAGCGAGAAGGTGCTCGCGATGAGCCTCAAGACCTTCTCCGAGTTGCTCTTCCAACTGAGCGCCTACCTGTACGCCAAGGGCGCAGCGAACATCGCGGCCCAGAACTACGCGCTTGGTGCTGCCCAGATTGCCGGCGGAACCATCGCGGCGGGTGCGGCTGGCGCCTTGGACGCCGAGGCCAACAGCATCGCTGCCGGTGAGGGGTCGACGGTGGCTGACACCTCGTCCAGCACGAGCCCAGGACGAGGTACGTCAGTCGCCCAGGACGACGCTGTAGCCGCCGACCTGTCTCGCGCGGCAGATGCCCTGGAGAGCGCCGCAGAAAGCCTGGAGCGGGCTGCTGGGGACCTCTCGCGGGTGTCTGGCGGTGGCGGTGGTGGTACGTTCTCCATCCGAGACGACGTGCGCGGTGATGGGCCTCTTCGGCGCTTCGTCCGCAACGCCACCAGCCGCACCGGGCGCGCTGGATTCCGAGGAGCCTGAACCATGGCCCGCTACCTGCTCGCTCAGCATCACCTGCTCAAGGGGTCGGCCATCACGTCGACGACCTCGGAGGCTGGCCCGACCATCGGCCAGCCTGTAGAGAGCGCCGTCGACGGTGACCTGAAGCTCGGGGCTGCCGGTGCGCCTACGGCGTCGGTGACGCTGGATCTTGAGCTCCAGGCGGGCGGCAACCCTACGGGCTTTGACCAGGCGCAGGCGGGCGCGGGCGCGGGTGCGGAGTTGGTCTGGCGCGAGACCGGCGAGGCGGACACCCTCTCTCGGGCCTGGAACGCTCGCGACTACCTGACGTGGGCTGAATGCCCTCCCGCCAGCAAGGCCCTCTACGGCTGGCAGTCCCCGCCCCGAACGCTGAACAACGGCAGCGTGGGGTATGTGACCTACAAGCAGGGCGTCGCTGACTCGATCCGCTTCCTGCACAAGTCCACACGCACCGGGACCTGGACCAACGTCACGATCTTCACGGATGGGGACGACGGGCTGACTATCGCCCAGCAAGACCACCGCCCCGGCTTCGTGGTGCTTCCTGACGGGCGGATCATCGCCTACTTCCTGACGGCCTACTCCGGCACTGGAAACGCGGTCACGAGCTACTACAGCGATGACCACGGGGCCACCTGGACGCTCTTCCGCAAGATCTCGGCGGTGGTCGGCGCGACGCACACCCTTCTGAACGCGGAAACGGAAGAGGGCGAGGTCGTGCTTGTCACGGGCGCCAAGGCTGCCGCAGGTGTGGCGGTCTACCACTCGGTCAGCGGTGGTGTTGGCTTCGCCCAGCGCGGCGCCACCTTCACCACCTACTACCGCCCGGTGACCACGAAGAACAGCGCCGGTCAGGTGGTGGTTCTCGTCGACGACAACGCGGGGGCCGCCTTCGTGGCCGTGATGGGCTTCGGCGGTCGACTGGACAACTCCGAGTTCTGGACCGCTCAGACCGTGCTGGACGGTGCCAGCACCTTCGGCAACAACGCCCTCGTGACCGATGACCGTGGAACGGTATGGGCGTTCATCACGACGCAGCAAAGCGAGGGGCCGCTGTCCCTGATCTACAGCATCGACGGCGGGTACAGCTGGACCCAGAACTTCACCAACTACTTCGTGCTCCGCTTCTACGGGTCGGGCGGCAACGACTACGTGGACGGCATCACGGCCGGCATGTGGTTCGGCAACCTCATTGTGCTCGGCGTCGGCAACCCGGCTGGCGGCTCCAACAGCCCGCAGTACGCCCTCTGGTTCGGCGGCTGGTCGCCCATGGTAGGAGTCGAGCGCCCCGTCTATGAAGACTTCGGCGGCCCCTACAACATGTCGTATCTGGCCATCGAGGAGCCGACTGGTCTGGGCTGGTCCAAGGCGGACAGCGGCACGGGCGCCACCATCACCGAGACGGCGGGCTACCTCAACATCGTAGCGGACGCCTCGGGCAACTCGCTCTACTCGCCCCCGGCCTCCTGGATCTCGCTGGTCGACGATAACGCCGGCTTCCGTCAGCGCTTCTTCGTCCGCATCAACAGTGGCGGGTCGAGTGGCCGACGCTGTGTCATCGAGGCGGGCATCACCGACACGACCAACATCCAGAAGGTGGAGATTAGGTTTTCCACCACGACGATGACCGTGGTGGACGGGGCCGGCAACACGCTTGGAACCTCGACGCCCCTGGCGGACTTCACCTCGTGGACCGAGGTGTGGGTGGCCTTCGAGCACGAGGGCGGCTCGGCATCCAACCTCGGCAAGGTCACGGTCTGTCATCGGGTGGCCGGGCAGACGACGTGGATCAAGGTGGTCGACGCTGTGGACGTGGCCGAGACCGCCGGAGCCGCGAACATCATCAAGTTTGGCGGCGACACCAACGGGGCCGTGGATTGGGACCTCATCCTGCTCGAGATGGCCAACGACCACGCGGGCGTCGCTGAGTTCGACGTTCCCGACGACCTTGTGGGGCGCCCCCTCGGCGTCGAGGGGCTCTACCTGAAAGAGACCGACGTGCGGGTGCATGCCTTCGGCACGGGAGGTGTGTCCGGGGACACGTGGGATCTCGACACCTCGGCCAAGTACCCCTCCACCTACATCGTGGACACGGACAGCCCGCAGAAGCACTGGCGGTCGGACGATGACGGCACCGCCAACTACATCGTTTTTGACGCGGGCGCGAACGGCCTCTGGATGGGTGACCTGTGGATGCTGATGGGCACCAACATGCCCGCCGCCACCCTCGAGTTCAACGCATCGGACAGTTGGGGCGCACCGTCGGTCTCTCTCAGCCTGAGCGCCCTGATGGTGGACAGCGTGGGCATCAACGCGCGTGGCAAGGGCTACGTCAAGAGCAGCACCCTCACGACGATGGAGAACCACCGCTACGCCTCCCGCCCGGGGCGGCGTCGGTTCCTGAAGTTCACCACCAGCGGCAACCTCTACGAGATCACCGACAACAGCGCCGACAAGTTCTACTTCGACGGACTCGACATGAGCAGCGAGACCGGAGGAGCCCAGATCTACGGCGACGGCATGTACGACACCACGAGCCAAGTGGTTGGCTATCGGTACATGCGGCTAGGCTTCGCGGTGCAGGACACCAGCGACGGCTACTTCACGTGCGGCCGGCTGCAGGCCGGCTTCCGCCTGGCCATGACCTCGGATGGAACCGAGTACGACAAGGGCTTCAGGGACGTAACCTCGATCCCGGTTGACCTGATGATGGCGGACGGTGGAGCTCGCTACGCTCAGCGTCTCGGAGAGGACCGCCGCTCGCTTCTGGTCCAGTGGCACCCTGCATACCGCTCGGACGTGCCCATCGACCTGAGCATCGACGCCCTGTACCGTCGTCTTGGTGGTCAGGCCGGGGTGGTTGGCTTCGTCCGCGACACGGCCGACACGGCGCTGGCCGAAAACGGCGGGCTCTACCGTATCGTGGGTCGCGAGCTCGTCCGGTCGAACATCTTCGACGAGGGCACCAACGCCACGGTCAAGGTCGACGCCCTGCGCCTCGAGGAGGAGCGGTGAGGACGACAGCCGGCGACGCCGCAGCGGAGGCCCAGGAGTCCCCGCTGGTGGTGGTTCGCCTGGACTTCCCATCAGGCCGTCAGCTCATGGTGGCTGAGCGTCAGATCGACATCGTATGGGCTGCTGGGACGACCTGGCAGGCCTACGGCGGCCTGGTCAACCTGCGCAAGCCGACCCAGGCGGTGGGCAGCGAGGACCTCACGTCGTTCAGGTTCGGATTCAGCGCGGATGACGTAGATCTCGCCGTGCTGCAGGACGATGACTTTGTGCCCTCGGCGGCCGTGGTGGAGGTCTTCACCATCTGGCCCGACCAGGACTACAGCGAGCGCAAGATCCTGCTGAAGGATGCGCAGGTGACTCAGTACGTCTATGGGCGTGGACGCTCAGCAGTCGCCATGTCGGCTGCCCGTGATGACGAGGCGGTGAGCAAGGACATCGGCGACGACCGGGACCTGATGTTTTTCTACGGCCCGGACTTCGGTGGCGACGTGCCCAGCGCCGACAAGGACAACGAGTTCACGCGCCGAGACCAGACAGGCCGCATGTGGCCCATCGCGCTGGGTCGCTGCTACTACGTCCCGGGCTGGCAAGACTTCCGAGACCAGACGCCCAACCTCTACAAGGGCAACCTCTACCTCGTGGGGCACGCCATCCCGACGGCCTCGGGCACGTCGAAGGACATCGGCGTCTACCAGACGGACGCCACCGACCAGATGACGGCCTCGGGCATCTACGACGAGACGCCGCAAGTCTCCACGCACACCTACCAGAGCGACAGCGCGTACCGCCCCGGCGAGAAGCGGCAATACACGTTCATCGACGGTGACGGGTCTGGGACGAGCACCGAGCCTTTCCCGCCGCAGGACAACTGGTATCACACGCACCTTGTCCACGGTGGCGCGGCCAATAGCGAAGGTGAGACCATTATCGGCGCGCACATGGTGCTCGAGTACCTGCTGCGCGAATCGGGCATGGCCATCGACTGGCCGCGCATGAACAAGACGCTGGCGATGCTGCGCGGCATTGACATCGGCGTGTACATCGACAGCCAGACCAACATTCTCGAGATCATCCGAGACCGCATCGCACAGCCCAACGGCGTGCTCCCCATTCGCGAGCAGCAGTCCGGGGAGGGAAAGTGGTGGTCCTACCACCAGGGCTATCGGTTGCCGCCCGTGGCTCACCTTGTTGACGGCCAGCAGATCGACCTTGTGGGCGAGATCGAGCACATGATGGACGTGCGCAACCAGGTCACGGTCAACTACGGGTATAGCTACGGAGCCCGCAGGTTCCTCCGGTCGGTGGTGGTGGGCGCCGACAACTACGCCCTTGCCGCGTGGTCGCAGTCCACGTTCAAACTGCGTCCGATGGACCGAGCTATCGAGACCACGCTGGTAGGCACCCCGGGCATGGCCGTCACGCTCGGGCGGATGGCGCTGGCCAATCAGGCCATGCCGCGCCGACGCCTTCAGGGCTACCTCGGCCGTGAGTTCTACTGGCTAGAGCCGGGTGATGTGGTGACCATCGAAAGCCCGGCAGCCGCTCAGGGTGGCTTCAACATCACGACCACCAAGGCCGAGATTGTAGAGAGGCCGGTCGCGCTTCCAGGGCTCGTCGTGCTGCAGACCTTCGAGCAGGTCCCGCAGGCCCGCTCTTAGAGTAGCGTCAGCAGCACGTCGCTGTTCATGTCGGCGCACTGTGGCTCGAGCGTGAGGCTGTCCGTCGCGTAGTCCGTAGACAGGACGTACCGCAGGCTCTCGCATCGGTAGTGCGTTCCGATGTCCGAGCACTCGACAGCCGACGCGATGGGGGCGCCACTCCAGATCTGCGCATCGCAGGTGGTCGTCTGCTCGGTGTAGACAGGCGTCGAGACATCGTGGCCGACGGTGGCAGTAGGCTCGACGCAGGCGAGAAGTGCAAACAGCATGAGGTGGCTCCTGTCAAGGGGGTAAGCATAAGGTATCGGCCACATTCGGCCGGACTTGAGTTAATCTGCGGCTGTCTGCACCCCTCCCGCTTGAGGTATCCATGGCCGCTCTCGATCTCTCCGCTGTTGTCGAACTCCCCTACGAGGCGAGCGTCAACCTGCAGGACTCCGCTACCGACGTGCGCGTGGTGACGCTGCCCACGGGCCTGAGTGCCTACCGGGTGACCATCGGCCCGATCTACTCGGCCACGCCCCCCGCCTCCGCGAACGAGGCGGACGGGTACTGCTCGTTCCTCGATACCCTCGAGGACGACGGCGCAGCTCCTGCCGAGGCCGACGGCGCTCGTCGAAAGCTGATCAAGGCTGGCGGCAACTACGAGTTCGTGGTGCCGGCGGCCATGGACGCTGGTGGACAGCAGATCACCCAGGTGGCCATCTGGGGTCAGGCCAATGGCGCGTGCGAGCTCGTTCTCGACGGCGTGGACGGCTCGGTCCGATGAGGGCTGTGTTCCCAGGGGCTGCTGCCGCCGCTGGAGGTCCCACCACGCTCGATCTCTCGTCGGGTGTCACCGAGAGCAACACCGGCCAGAAGGGCGGGAACACCTCGCTGGGCACCACCAACCGGATCGAGGTGGCGGCTGTCCATGGTCGGCCCGATAGCGGCGTGGACGCCTACGCGGCCACCAAGCA